TCAAATGGGCTCGTCAAAATCACACTCTGGACAAATCCAGCAAAGAAATCCGTATCGCATCCCTTGATACATCTGCGCTCCGCAGATCGGACAAAATTTTACTTTTTGCTGCGACTGCGAATTGCTTTCTTCAGTTGTAGTGGATGTTGTAGATGTGGTTGTGTTATCTGCCATAATTAGATCCTTATTTATATAGGGTATTGAGCGATAATTTCGTCGCGATCTGACGCATACTGAGCTTTCCTTGCAGAAATCTGTGCAATAACAGCATTTTTCTTTGTTCCTTCACTTGTTCCATCATTTACTGCGGCGGCAAGCCATGCGCGGTTAAGCGACTCCATATCCCCCTGATATTCTGCACTCAAAGAAATTAGTGCTGCTTTAAGCAACTCTGAGTTGGGAGTGGCAGGAATATCGATCCATGCGGGCATTCCGGAACTGTCAGTCCCTCGTTGTTTCCCTTCTGGCTGATTAGAGATAAATTCATGAAATACATCTTCATTAACTTCAACGTAAGAAGTTGGCCATGTTCCTGCTGACTCATAATCCGCTTGCATGGAAAGTGGATAAAAAACACCGTTAGAATATGCGTACATATTAATATCCTATTGCATACCAACTAATATAAGAATCAACTCGAGTGGCAGATGTGTTCCATGCCTGAACGGTAAAACCGACATTATTACACCAGAAAAATTTATTACTACAGGAGATACGGCATTATTTCTTTCATTGCCACATATTGCTGTACAAGACGTCGTAAGCGCGATTGGGAACGTGACATTAGAGCCGCTAGTTGTTGTGTTTCCTGACCCCCATTACAAAATGACACCACCAGGCAGAACCTGGTAACCGGTAAGCGATTTTGATGAAGTAAAATATCCCATATCAGGTATCTGCCCTGATGATGATCCCACATCTCTTTGTGATGCGCTCCCCAGCGCTAACACAGTGCGCATATCCGCAGTAGTGGATTTTGATAAGAGGGTAAGAGACAAAGCAGATAACGTACCGCCCTGCAAAACTCCACTACCATTGCGAAACGGAAACGTGAAGTTAGGTAAAGATAAAGCTGAGAACTCAGTTAGTTGTGTGCTCTTTGGCTGGTATCCATTAAAAACAAATGCTGTCGTAGCGATCGAGGTGTCATTGTCGCCCGCTGCCGGTGTCGGTGCTTTTGGATCACCTGTGAATGTCGGATTATCGATAGGCGCAGCCGTTAATAAGGCCAGCATATCCGCGACTGTAGACTTTGACAGAAAATTTAGAGACAGAGTTGACAAGGCGCCGGCCTGTAATGCCGCACTTCCATTTCTAAAAGGAAATGTAAGATTTGGCAGACTTACATTGGCAAACTCTGTTAATTGTGTGCTCTTTTGCTGATATCCATTAAAAACAAACGCTGTCGTAGCTAATTGGTTAGTATTGGTTCCTGCGGGAGCTGTTGGCGCGGTTGGTGTACCTGTTAATGCAGGGTTATTAACCGGCGCGGCTGTAAGCGAATTTAGCATATCCACCGCAGTGGATTTTGACAGCAACTCCAGCGACAGGTTTGTCACCGTGCCGAGGGTTATGCTTTTTTGGCCCGTTGAATACCGGAAACTGCAGGTTAACCGTGTTGAGGCTGGCAAGTGCCGTCAGCATCGCATCCAGTGGCTGAAAATCCGCTCCAAAAGCAGAATGCATCTTGGCTACAAATCCAGAGATATCACCATCATCAAGCACATTCTGCCCGCTTTTATCTGCGGTATATTGAGCCAGAGCCGCCGCAATAAAAGTTGCCTGGCGCAGTGCTTTATTTACCTGTGCTGAACTGGCTTTTCCTGACTGGAATCCCGTAAGCAAAGCTGCCAGCGCTTCCCAGTCTGCCTGCGACGTGACATTTGCACCTGTTCCGGTTGCAAACGGTTTAAAATTATTGGTAGCCATTACAGTAATTTCTCCCACGATCCGGCATCAAATCCGGTGATATATTCGTTATCCATGTCAAACCCGAAAAACCTATTTCCTTCTGAGGGTGTTTCCACCGCCGGTATTTCAATACTTCCTCCCCAGACGCCAGCCGCTTTCACAGTTAAATAACCCTGCTTAATCGCGGCAATTAACTCCAGCGAAACCAGTGAAATATCAACTTCCGGGAATACCCAAATACCAATAGTCATGTCCTGGTTGTCGACGATCTGCATGCGTAGGCCAGAACCGGCAAGAGCGGAGTCAAGGATAGGTGGCAGTGTGTCGTTGGTACCGTCCCAGTTGTTGATTGCGATTTTGGCTTTCAGGATCACCCGGTAAGTTTCATCACTCAGCCTCGTATAACCGGAATCCGGGTCGTATGGCCCTTGCCATACCCCCGGGTCATATCCCAGTCCGTCCGTATCCCACGAAAAATAAATGCCGCTGATGGGCACACTGACGATGCGTGATCGGCCTATCCACTCGCCAAGTATGTCGAGTTGCACACCGACAGCGGTATCGATATCAAATGCGGTGATCAGACTATTAAGCGACGTGGAAATGTCAGTGAGTGGCCTGGTGGATAAATCCACATGCTGGATCCCGGCGTGGTAGTTGGTGATCAGGTCGGTGTATTTACTCATGGTGCCACCGTGATCGAGATATTTTCCGTCGAGCAGCTTGCAGCCTCGTCGTAAGCAATGTTGATATTTGCCGCTGCTACGCTTCCCACAGATTTACCGATCAGCAGATCTGTGATGTCGTAAAAACGCGCGTTGCCACCGCTCACGACGCCAAGATTTGCCGGGGAGTAAATGCGGCTCAACAGCACGCTATCACCGATCAATAAGCTGTTGATGTAATCGGCCACTGCTTGCTTGATATCCTCCCCGATCTGTGAGGTGTATCCAATAAACACCTGTACTGTTATGGCGACATACACAGGGACATCGACAGGGCGAGAAAAGCTGATGTTATGCGGGTTACCGTAGATATCCGGAACCTGAATCGTTGTCTTGCTATAAGTCGCTACGCCCTGGCCTTTTTTACCCCGGATAGTCTGGGCGATCGTCGTGGCGTCTTCGCCGTCGACAATGGCGGAAATAGAGTGTGCCGGCAGGCCATTCACATCTACCGAACCCGTATTGTTCTCATACAGCTTGTGCCGCGTCACGCCAGAGATGTTCGCCAGCGCGCCGTCTACGGCATCGAACGGCGTAAGCGATGGCAGCGCAACGCTTTGGCTTTGCCGTATGCGCAACTCAGCGTCCGTTTCTGCGGCGGTGCCAACAGTGGCAGCCTGTGGGTTATTCACTGATGTCCACCCGCGCGTCGGCGTATTTATGCCGGTCACCGTTCCAGCCAGCGCAGCAACAGCGCCTGTCGTGTTACACGTTGCCGTAACCGGGTTTCCGTCGATTATCGTTGTGGATGGCAGATTCCAGATGATGCCATTTGCATCTTTCACCGAGCCATTTGTGATAGTCGTGCCGGTTGTGCCGGAAAGGATAAGATCCACGGTCGAGCGAGTTTCACCCTTACGCGCAATTCCGTTAATTTTGACATTGCGTGACAACGCATCACTAAGTGCGGTTGAGGGCGAATAGCTGTTATAGACGGCGATCGCCGTGTTGTTCGCATCGTGGATCGCCAGCGACATCAGCGATACCATCTGGCCGTCTTTACTGTCAGGTCAAGATAAGAATCCGTGCCATAAATCTGCTGAAAAAAACCGGTGACAGTATCGAGTATTGTCTGGTAATCAGGCGCGGTGATCCCCTGGGCGGTTACCGGCCTGCGCCGATCCAACATACTTGATATGGAGTGGCAGCAGGTCGATATGCAGAGAAAGGTTGCATGGGTAAATCCGGAGAACGCGAAGGCGGGCAAGGCTATCGGCGTCGCTCTGAATGATACCGCATGCAGGGTGCGAGGGATCAGATTGGTAAAAGCTCACGCTGGGTGTTCGTGCACACGAAGGCAAAACATCGCCCCGACGGCACATTAACTCCGGCTGTCAGGAAAATGCGGGTGGATGACAATAACGCCTGGAATGCCGGGTTAAAGAAAGCAGGCATTGAAGATTTTCGCTTCCATGATTTGCGGCACACCTGGGCAAGCTGGCTTGTGCAGTCCGGCGTCCCGCTTTCTGTTTTGCAGGAAATGGGCGGATGGGAGAGCATTGAGATGGTGCAGCGGTATGCTCACCTGGCCCCGAATCATCTTACCGAGCATGCACGGAAAATTGACGCCATTTTTGGCAACCATGACACAAATACGACACAAGGAGCAAATCAGGCTGGATTAAAATTAGCGTAA